CGCAGTTGGATCCAACCCAAAGTCGTCACAGTTCCAAGTAGTTATGACACTGAACGCCGCCACGATTACGACCACTTACGACTCGTCGCCTACGATGTACCGCTGGACACTCAAATCGTTCCCGAACGTGGTGTCTGGTACGAGCATCTCCGTTGTCCTACAACTATTCTCAGTCGATGTTGTAGACGGCGTAGAAGTGTACATGGACCCCTACGACAACTTCTACTGGCTGGAATCACTACGCCAAGCCCAGAACCTGATTACGTATCAGGAAGGTCCACTCAGCGCCAGCATCGCCATCATTGAATCGCTGGACTGGATTCCTCACAAGCGCCGGGACAACTACGAGAACGGCTATGAAGGCGACATCGTAGTTAGCATTAAGACCCTCGGACCATATTCCTACATTCAACCATCAACCTAAAGGAGCATTATGTCAGACATCCGACCAGCAATCAAGCCTTGGCTTGACTGGGCTTTGAACAACACGAATCACATTACCTACTCCGAGGCTGGCAACCGTGCCAGCGCCATCGGTGTATGGCCACCCAAGTTGCCCGTTGCGGCTGACTGCTCAATGTTCCTCACGTGGATTTACTGGCTCGCAGGCGCAGAGCACGACCCTACCAACGCCGCTGGTTTCGCCACGCACGAAGGCTACACGGGTACGGAACTGAGCGTCGGTACTGAGATTCCCCTTTCGGAAGTTCAGGTCGGTGACGCCATCGTTTATGGCCCAGGCACGGGCTGGCACACCGCGGTAATTTACGAGGTAGGCCCAGACCCCTTGACCGTCAGCCACGGTGGTCCTAACGGTCCTTCGCTGGTTCGTGTCTCGCAGGATGGCCGCCAGCCACAGCGTTACCTTCGCTTCAACACGCAGGGAACGCCACGCTTCCCCGCCGACCTTGAGAAGAAGGTTATGAAGCCTAGCCCCATCGCCGGTCTGGTCAAGAAGTTATTGGGACGCAAAGCATGATGGCATCGGTCTTTACCTCAGCGAACTTCTGGTACATCACCGAAGCAATCGTTGTGGTAGCAGGCGCTTTCGTCGGTGTATGGCGTGTCGTACACAATGCCCTTGCCCGTTCCGTAACTGAAAGGCTCCACGAATTGCAGGCTGAACTCAAGCCTAATCACGGCTCGTCTATGCGCGATGCCATTGACCGTATCGAACGAAACCTTGATGAAGTCAAGCTCGAACTTGCCCGTCACCTTGGCGCGCACGAAGGACTCTAATGAAATTCAAACACCCGATTACGGGGGAGAACATCGGGCTGGGCGAGCATCTGTCTTGGACCGCCCAGAACGCGATTCGACGCTGGGAGTTTGTCGGCGTAGTGACACTTGCTACGGTGGTCTGCTGGACCATCAACACGGCGGGCGTGCTGGAGTGGTGGAACTACGCGGCCTCGTACTGCGCGGTGCTCATTGAACTCGTGGTCGGCATCGCCATGTACCAGCAAACGAAAGCGGATGCGAAAATCATCCGTAAAATCCTTGCGATGGAGACACACCAATTCTCTGAACTCAAAGACCTTATCACCAAGGTAGAAGAGGATCTAGAGATTTACCACGAGGGGGAAGATGAAGCCCGGTGATTTGGTACTTTGCCATTCAACAGGAATACTCGGACGTGCCATTCGGATTGCTGAGCGACGCCTCCAAGACAGCCGGTTCTCAGAGTGGAACCACATTGCTATCTTGGACCGACTGGACGAAAACGGTGAATGGATAGTCATTCAGGCCGAGGCACACGGCGTCACGAACGATAAGAAGTTATCCTCGGTTGCCCCAGGTGGCAAATACGAGATAGTCCCACTGCCCATCAAGGCCGACCGTAAGAAATTGCTGACGTTTGCTCGTGCTCAGGTAGGCGACAAGTATTCGTGGCTGTCCATCTTCTCTGCCGCATTTGATATGTGGCTTCCATCTGCCATCTGCCTGCGCCGTGGCGACACGTGGATTTGCTCTGGTCTTGCCGCCGCTTCTTTGTGGTTTGCTGGCTTTGAACCACTTATGAAGCTCAATGATGTGTATACTTGTACTCCTGCCGAAATCGCGCAGGTTTGTACTGAATCGTTGTAATTATAGGTAAAAGATGATAGACTCAGCATGACCAAGGAGGTTATGCTATGGCTTCACCTGTCCCTGCTACCCACGTCATCATCCCCGACACTCAGGCTAAGCCTGGTGCTCCTACCGACCACTTGCGCTGGATTGGGTCTTACATTGTAGACCACTTCAAAGACCAGCCCATCAAGATTATCCACTTGGGCGACCATTGGGATATGCCATCTCTCTCGCTCTACGACAAGGGCAAGAAAGCGATGGAAGGCCGTCGCTACGTGGCCGACATTGATGCGGGCAACGAAGCCTTCACGATTCTGAACCAAGCACTCATTGACCTGAACAAGACCCGTAAGGCTACCAAGCACGCTGGCTGGAAGCCTGAACGATACATCCTGCGTGGCAACCACGAGGATCGAATCAACCGAGCCGTGTCTGCCGATGCTCAGTTGGAAGGCGTGGTCGGTGATTGGCAGTTCAATGACGTGGCTCTGGGCTGGAAGCCTGTGCCGTTCCTAGACATCCTGTGGCTGGATGGCGTCGCATACTCGCACTACTTCTACAACCCGATGTCGGGCAAACCGCTGGGAGGCACTATTGACTCGCGACTCAAGACAGTCGGACACTCGTTCACGATGGGCCATCAGCAGACCTTGGCATACTCGCTTAGATTCGTTGCGGGAAAGTCACAGCATGGCCTCGTTGCCGGTGCGTGCTATCTCCACGATGAGGATTACAAGGGACCGCAAGGGAACGCTCACTTCCGAGGCATCATCGTCAAGCACGAAGTCGAGAACGGTGCGTACTGTCCAATGTTTATCTCTCTTGATTATCTGTGTCGCCGTTATGAAGGAGTGCGGCTCGACACCTTTATGAAAAAGAAGTACGGAATTATTTGGCAAGGGTGATTTGACACGGCCCTAAACAGGCTGTACATTTTCTCCCATGATGAAAAGCCAATGGAGAGACAAAGCCGCTTGTCGTGGGGTGGACACCGAAGTGTTCATGCCAGATGGTCGGCGTCATTTTAGCCAAAAGAAGAAGCGTGGGGCACTGTCGTATTGCACCGTGTGCCCCGTGAAGCAGGATTGCTTGGAGTTTGCTTTCGAGCACGACATCAAAATCGGCTTCTACGGTGGCATGGACGGGAACGAACGTCGATACGCCAAGCGTGTGTGGGTGCGTAAGCGCAAAGCCGAGCAGATGGAATGAGGGGAACAATGAAATTCCAATTTGATTTTAGCGCAGACGAATACGCAACGCTGATGGTCGCTCTGGTATTTGCCGAGGCAAAGATGAAAGACGATGACTTGATTCAACGCGTTGCCGAATTGCGCAGCACGATTATTGACGACTTTAAGTTCGTTGATTGACAATGTTACAACCATGCTGTACCGTATCAACATCACCTTCTGAAAGGGGCTGAGTATGTACAAGACGGAGACTCCGTTGATCACAAGTGCGCTCGTTGAAGAGTTGCACGTTTTGTCGGCAACACCAAAGCCGACCGCAAAGGGAACACCTCTGCGTTATTCATCCACGTTCGGCTGTGGACGCCAGCAGGGTTACGCTGGTCTGGGCGTTGCGCCTACCGAACCAATGGATGAGGCTGGAGCCTGGGCGACTGGGCTTGGCACAATCATCCACGAGAAGTTGCAGGACAGCATCAGCCGCAAGTTCCCATCCGCTGAGTTTGAGGTTGCCTCACAGCTCGGTGACATCTCGGGATCGTGCGACGCACTTATCGCCGTGTCGGAGTTCGCACCCCTAGAGCCACTGTGGAGCATTGACTTCAACAAGGGCAACGGCACTCACGTTCTGTACGAACTCAAGACGATGGGAACATACTCGTTTGATAAGCAGGTCGGCTGGAACCGTATGCGTGGTACGCAGAACGAAGCGGAAGGCCCAGCATTGAAGGCTATTGCTCAGGCTGGTATCAACGCTCTGGGCATCGAAGCATCCTTCAACGGCGCAGTTCGCATCGAGTGGCTGGTCATGGGTTCCATTACTTTTGAGGCACTGTCCAAGAACAAGGCGGCCAACATGGGCGTCGAGGGAACCAACCGTTTCTTGGCTGAGTTCTACGTGCCACGTAGCGAGTGGGAGCCTATTGCTCAGGAAGAACTTGAACGCATGAAGAACCTGGCGTGGTCTATTGATCAGGGTTACCTGCCAGACCGCTACGGCGTCGACGACAACGGCAACCCCATCTTGCTGAACCCCAACACCAAGAAGTTCTGGCAATGCGACTACTGCGCTTTCCGTACCCTGTGTGAGCAGGACGGCGATGGTCAGATTCGCGTCATTGATTCTGCGATTGCGGAGAAGTCAGAGTGAAATCACTCATTCTGATTGGGGACGCGCGCCAGCGTCTAGCAGAATTGCCAGCAGGCTCGGCTCGCACCTGTGTCACGTCACCGCCCTATTTCGGGCTTCGTGACTACGGAACGGCAACTTGGCACGAAGGGGATACAGACTGCGATCACCTCGGCAAGCCAATGGCGACTAAGGCAAACATCAACCGAAACTGCGGAACTGGCAACGATGTCAAGAACGCAACTGCTAGGGAGTTCTTTCGTGAAACCTGTGGGAAGTGCGGTGCGACCCGTATCGACTCTCAAATCGGGCTAGAAGAAACCCCCGATGCCTACGTCGCTGAAATGGTGGCGTTATTCCGTGAGGTCTGGCGAGTGCTGGCCGATGACGGAACCCTCTGGCTCAATATTGGAGATAGTTATGCAATGTCATCAATGCGTGGAAAAAATAGCGAGTTCAAGGTAGCAAAACAGACCGCCGCCATAAATGGTGCAATCAAACTTGGTAAGCGAGAAATACCGCTAGGGCTGAAACCCAAAGACCTAATGGGTATCCCGTGGCGAGTGGCGTTCGCTCTCCAAGCCGACGGCTGGTATCTGCGCTCAGACATCATCTGGCACAAGCCCAACCCAATGCCAGAGAGCGTGACTGACCGACCAACTAAAAGCCACGAGTATCTGTTCCTGCTCACCAAGTCACCTCGCTACTACTACGACCACGAAGCAGTAAAAGAGCCATTAGCGGATAGTACGTGGGGTAGGGCGGCGAGAGCAAAGTCGGCAAAGGTGAAATACGGCTCACCGGCTCGGCCAAACAGCAAACAAGTTATTGGCGGCATTGACCAAAGCCACGCCTACGCAGGGTTAGCAACGGGTCGCTCAAACGGATACGACACCGAAACGGGCAAGCGCAACAAGCGAGACGTGTGGACAATCAACACCAAGCCATTTCGGGGCGCACACTTCGCAGTAATGCCCGAAGCGCTGGTCGAGCCCTGTGTCCTGGCCGGTAGCGCCGAGGGAGACACGGTG